GACGTCAATGCCGCCGCCTCCGCTGGTCGGGTCTAGGACTGGGTAAGCGCTGTCCTCTCGAAACAGTCGGCGGTTGTCGAGCTGCCGGATGTTTGCCGTGGTCGTATTGTCCAGGTACATCGAGAGCGTGCTGGAGTTGATTCGGAAGTTGGCTTCATCGACTGCGGTCAGGCCGCCAAAGAACTCACGAATGCCGCTCTCCGTCGTGAGGTTGTAGGCCCACCAGGCGTAAAAGTCCGTCAGGTTGAAGTTAGACCCGACAACGACATCGACCTGGTCGTTCGCATAGTCCGCCGTGAAGTTGGTGACGCTCGAGCCGTCTACCGCGAAGGCGTTATAAACAGCGTCGTCTTCCTGGCTGACTAGCAGCGACCAGCCCGCAGCCGAAGCAATTACTGCGGTGACTTGCGGCAGCTTGGCGGTCGCTCCGATGGTCTGCGTAACGAAGACCTGAACGGTGTCGCCGGTTGAGTAGCCAGTGCCCTCGGCATACGTTGCTGAGTAGCTCGTCCCCGCGACGATCTGATTGACTACTTCGGTGGCCGTCGTTTGGTTGTAGATGCGAACGCGCGAGCCAGCGACCAGGCCGGCGATCGAGACGTTACGAAGCGGAAGCACGGTTCCGTTCTGGTCGGTTCGCGTGCCCGTGAACGTCGCGCCGTTGATGAGCGTGATGGTGCCCGTCGTGGTCGCATCGCCCTCGTAGTCGCAGCCGTCCACGACCATATCCCAATCGTCGAGGTCGAACGAGTTGCCTGCGCGGATCAGGTCCTCGCCGTAGACCATGTTGGCCGTCTGGTCGAGTTGGTACTGGTAGTAGTCGTAAAGATCTTGGGTCGTAGTGTCACCGGTGATCGTGACCGTCTCAGTGGAGAAGTCGAGCGAGATCCCGGTGATCGCTGCTGCCTGCGCTTCGGACGACACGATATCACCGTTCACCACGAGGCGGACTTCCTGCTCGATCGAATCAGCGACCGTCGACGAAAACCCCAGGTAGACGTAGCCGTAGCGCCGGATGCGGATGTCGAACGGGGCGAAGTTGCTCGGCGTCGAGACGTTGTGACTCTTCCTGAAGAATCGCGCGTTGATCTGGGGCACCGTGCCGCTCGAGCTGGTCTGTACGCCGCCCCCTTGAGCCGTCCCCGCGTTGTCGTACACCGCCACCTTGACGCCCGTGAGCCCCGTGCCGCTGGCGTCGGCGATCGTGTACTTGATCGACTTGAGCTGCTCGTAATTCCCGGTGTTGCCGTTGATCTTGCTCACGTCAAACGTGGTGCAGTCAACGAAGCGGAACAGCAGACCTGATAACGCAGAAGCCTCAATGATATGCGTGTTCGAGTCCGCGAATCGTGTGTTCGAGAACGTGCCCGTGAACGCCTGGAACGACTTGATCGCGGCGACGTTCTGGTAGAAGAATGCGTTGTCGATCGCCCGGACGAATGACCCGCCCAAAGACCACGCGACAGCGCCGCTGAGGTTGCCACTGAAACGAGTGTCAACAAGCTCCGAGGCCGGTGAGTACAGTCGGCCTCCCATCGGGCCGTCCATCACGCAGCCGATGATCCGCATGGGCCCGGGAGAGCGGACGAAGGGCCCGTTTCCGTTGCCGATCGACTCCACGAGGCACCCGTACCAGTTGATGACAGGCCCGGCAGCGTTGTACGCGCCCTGATCCGTCAACATCAGAGTGTTGTTTGACACCTCGAAGAGCACCTGGCACCCGCCGATCGTCTCCACGGAGTCGTTTGCCTCGCCGCCGATCAGGCGACCGAACTGGAGTACGCACCCGTTGGCGACGGGGTAGGTGGCGATGAAGCCACTGCCGGTCTGCGTGGACTTGGTACTAAGCGACGCATCAACATCCGCGACGAATGCGCCCGACGCCAATTCAAAGTCGCGGTCGATCATCTGGTAGCTTCGCCCCGCCTTCCGCATGATCGTGTCCGCTAGAGCGCCTTCGATGTCGTCAAGGCTCGTGCTGATGGCGAGGACTGCGTTTCGAGGCGGCGCCGACCCAAACCCACCGTCTCCAACAGTCACCGCCGTTGCGGTCGCGCTTTCGATGTAGCGGACCTGCCAGGTCCCGGTGTCTGCCGCGTCGACCTTCCATAGCAAGAACCGCCCAGCGTCGCCCGAGGCCGGTGCGTCACCCGACTGAAACTGAATCACCGTCGTAGTGCTGCCCACGCCCCCGGTAAAGTCCTTGTAATCGCCGCTGATCGTGATGCGCTGGCTGGTGCTGGTGATCGTGGCCATGTCAAGAGTAGGTCAGCGCCTCGAGCGCGGAGATGGTGGAGGGGCGGGTCCCGGTCTGGTTGGGCGCGGTCGAAAGCGTCTGACTGACGTCCGCTTTAGTCGCTTGCCAGTTGTCATCGACGCCATAAACCACGTAGAGAGCTGCGCTCTCGTCGAAGTAGGCGATGCCCGACTCCCAATCGGCCGCCGCGCCAGGCTCGCGGTATATCCGGAACGCGGCCTTGCCGAACTCCACGTCGAAGTCGGTACTAAACCGACGGAAGCGCGCTCTGAATTGGAAACTTCGGCCGTAGTACGTTCCGGGACTGAACCGAACCCAGTCTTCTGAAGTCGGATCAGCGCCGTCGGTGTATCGGATCTCGAAAACCGCCCGGACGTTTGAGGCAAAGGGCGAGTCCCATTCCTCTACAAGCGGGCCCTCGAACGTCCAGTCGGACGCCCAGATTCCGTCCATGGGCTCGTCCGCAAAGTCCTCCCAGGTCGCTGGGTGAACTTGCCAGGCTTCGATTGAGAAGTTCACGCGGTAACGCGCGGCGCTGCCCGTGTCGAAGTAGCTGGACGTCCAGCTCGGGTTCAGGCTCGACGAGGCCGGGTCGATCACGACCTTGCCCGAGTCGATCGTGGTCGCCGTCGAGATAGGAATTCCGGTGCCGCCGGTCGGCGTCGCGTTGAACCCGAAATCTTCCTGGCGAACCGCGACCAAGTCAGATTCTGCGTCTTCCTCCTTCAGTTCGTCGGTTGCGAATACGTAGTCCTGGCGTCCGGCGAAAGATCCCGAGCCCAGGCGCTCTCGGACGATCAGCGGCAGCGCGGTGTCGCCGTCGGCGTTGTCGGAGCCGTCGGCGTAGCTGTCGAGTTGGAAGACGTCCAAACCGCCCTCGCTTGCGCCTAGCTGCATCCCGAGCAGCCAGCCGCCTTGGCGGACCTCGAGCGAGCCCTGGCGGCCGTTGGAGATCGTGCCCTCGACGCGGAGCCGCGGGCCGTAGCGGTCAACGCTCGGCGTCGTGTAGGTGTCCGTCCGATGCACGCGGCCTCGGATCGGAAGCTGGAAAGCCGGGAGCTGGGCGAGGCCGAAGCTCGCGCCGCGCTTCGTGACCGGCTGAACCGTGACGTCGACCCGTTGGCCCGGCGTGACTTGCGACCCAGTGATCCGATACTCGCGAGCCTGGCCCGACAACTCGGCGACCTGGCTCCAAGGCGCGGTCGCCTCTTCGCGCTCTCGGTTCTGGCGCACTCGACGAACGAAAACCCTGAATCGGTGGACGCGGGACTCGTCGGAGGGCTGAACGCCCCACGAAACCCAGAGCGAAGTCTGAACGGCTCCCGTGACCGAGTCGGAGACGCTCGCCTCCGTCGCCGTGATCTGAGTCGGAGCGACCGCCTCGCCCGTGTCGGTCGGCTTGACCGACAGGGCCGCCGCCTCCCCGATTGCCGAGACGTCGTTCGCCTTGATCGTGAATACGTCCTCGTCGTAGGCGACCGCGAAGATCCTGCGCGTCAGGTTGTCCGCGAGCCCGATTCGAGTGATCCGGAACAGGCGGGTCGTCGTGGTCTCCTCTCCGAGGACGTACAAGTCGCCGGTCTGCGGCTCGAAGTCGAGAGAAGTCGCGAGGGCGATCGGGTCGCCCGCCAAGTAGCTACCCGCGGGGCTGGAGACAACAGCCTCCGAGATCAAGCCCTCGGCGCTTCGAGCGGCGACGCGGTAGGTCTTGCCCGATTCGAGCGTGACGTCCAGGTCGATCCGAACTTCGCTCTCCGAAGCTGAATCATCCTTGAGGCGCCCGCCGTAGTCCCAGGCCGGGAGGCGGTTCGCGAAAAAGAAGACGTCGCCCGGCTCAAGGTCGATCGCGTCGAGCCAAGCGTCGAAGGATATCGTCACTCGGAGCTTTGCGTTCGACTCCAGAAAGACGTCGAGTTCGCGCGCGGCCTGGGCGGCCGAGGTCACGCCCTCGAGGCGGAACGCCTTCCGACGAACGCGGGTAAAGTCCGATGCGTCTTGAAGCTCGTCGCTTTGCCTCTGGACCGGCTCGCGCTCCCACTCGACCGCCTCGTTCAGGATCTCGGCGACGGCTGTATTGAACTCGTCCTCCGGAGAGATCCCTGAGATCGTCAGGCTGCCCTCGATGATGTTCGCTTCGCTGAAAACGTGGACCGGAACCTCGGGGCGCTGGGCGCGGAACCGGACTTTCGAGCCGAGGGAGATCGCCGACCCTCGACCGGCGCGGACGATCTTCTGCATGGCGTCCCATGCGTTGCCGTCCGCACGATCAAAGACGATGTCGCAGCGGTGGCGCGGCGCCTTGGTCTGGAAGGTTGAGCCCGGGGGAACGTCGGGCGTAGCCGTTCCGCTCGGGGGGAAGCTCAAGCCCTCGGGCCAGGTGAACTCGACGGACTTCGCGGGAGTCGTTTGCGAGACGGTCGTCTCGGAGACTTGCACTATCTGGAACTCCGACCCGTCGCCAGGCCAACCGGCAGCCGTCAGAGGACCGCCTAGGCCGTTGACCTCGACGGTCTCGCCGGCAAACCAAGTGTCGGGGAAATCTTCCGACAGGAAGACGGCCTCCCAGGTCTCGCTCGACAGGTTGTAGGCGAAAGCGCCTTGGGCCTCGAGCGCCGAGGTTCCGTCCGTGACGTTGGCGTCGGCGTAGTCCGCGACCTCCTGGACGTTGTCGAAGTCGAAATCGCCCTGATCGTGGAACTCCCCGAGGGCGCGAGGGTTTAGGTAGTGATCGAGCGCGATCCACCAGGGGTTGCGGCTAAAGGTCGTCGCGAAGACCGGCTCGGTCGTCGTTCCTCCAGTGCGAACCCGGACGAGCTTCCCCTCGACCGGAATCAAGAACTCCGGAGTTCCTCCAGATGCGTCGGCTTGCGCTGGAATCTCAAGGCCTAGGAGCGCGACCTCGGGGTAAGTGAACGACTCGTCGATTCCAATCGTCACGCTCTGGAACGTTGTCGAGCCTTGGCTCTGGGTCGTGTCCTGACGATTCGAGATGCGTTGGACGCTGATCCGATAGCGCGCGCGCTTCGGCGTGCCCTGGGTCAACGCAGGCGGAAGGAAACCCTCGGACTGGTGATCTCCGTTGATCGAGGGGAGTTCGAGTTGCCCGGTGATTGATGTCGAGCCGTTCGCCGAAATCGTGTAGCTCGTTCCGGAGACGAGCGAGTTCGAGTCCATCGTCCAATCGACGACGAGGTCGGTCAGCGAGTAGGTCTCGGGGTTTTGAGAGGTGAAGGCAGCAGAGATCGCCGCAGGCGTAATCGCGCGCTCCCAGACTCGGCAGCGGTCAAACTGAATGAATCCGTGAATCGACCCGATGTTCGGGCCCCAACTCCCAAGGATTAGCTTGTCGTGAGTTGTCGGGTAAGTCCACCGGAGCACCGTCAGAGCCTCGGCGCGCTGGGCTCCATTGATAAATACTCGAAGCCGGTCCTCGTTCGCGGGGCCCGCCCCGAGTTCGTAGGTCACGGTGACTTGATACCAGGGGCCCGTCCCTGTTCCGCCCGGGACCGATTGGACCGTCGCGAGATTGAACCCGTTGACCGTCAAGGTCTCGAAGGTTGACCCGTCTCCCCAGTGAACCCGAAGCGTCCCGTTGACGATTCGGGCGGTGATCCCCTGAATCGAGTTCGGGACCGTGACCGACTGGAATGACCCGTCGGCCAGCGAGAAGATGAACTCGTTATCCGGCGGGACGTTGTTCCGCCGGTGCCAAGTCTCGATCGAGAAGTTCGGCGCGGCAGGGTTGCCGCTGGCGCCCGCGTAGGGGAGCCGGGAGTTCGCCCGGCAGAAGTCGCCGTCGTCGCCGTCCAGCGTGATCCCGGTTGCCGCGGCGGCATAGGCGACGGTCGCCGGATCGTAGAGCGGGAAGCGAACGAGTCGGGTAAAGCTCGAGGGGATAGCCTCCGAGAAGACGATGGGCTGCCCTCCCAAGACTTCAATCGCCGAGCCGATCGGGCTTCCTCCGGCGTCGAGCTCCTGAAACCGAACCGAAAGCCCGGTCGTCAATGCCGAAGTGTTTCCGTTGCCGTCGACGTTGAACAGACCCTTGGGGAACTGGATCGCGACGGTCGCGAAGTCGCCCTCCTCGGGCATGTCGTAGGAGACAGCCTGGCTCCAATCCGTGACCGCGACTCCGTCCGAGTCCCAGTTTTCGATCGGGGTCCCGACGTTGTAAATCGTCGACGCGATCGAGAAGCCCGGAATAGCGTCTTGCTCGATCGAGCCCAGGCGGACGAACGCCTTGACGCCTTCCAGGTTCGAGGCGGTGTTCCCGTTGATCTTGAGACCCGATGGAAGGTTCTCTCCGACCAGCTCGTCCGAGTCCGACGCGATCCCGCCGATCGACTTGATCGGTCCCTCGCAAACCGCGAGGAGGACCCGAAGAGTCTGCGAGACCTTGTTCGGGCCAGCGACCGAGACGTCCAAAGCCTCGACGACCTCCTGAGAGATCACAAGACCGCCGACGCCGTGGTAACCGTAGACAACCGGAATCGTCGAACCAACCGCCTTATAGTTCGTCCGGATGCCGTTGAAGCCGTAGGTCTTCGAGGTGTCCTCCTCGACCGGCGTCGGGACGTCCGGCGGCGGGAACAGGAGGTTCGTGACCAGCGTCACGGCAGCCGAAACCAGAAGGCTCCCGATGATCGACCCCAGGGTGATTTCGATCCCTTCGGGGATCTGCGCCAGCGTGACGACCTCGCCCGGCTCGATCAGCCGCGCGCCGAGCTCGTCGGCCTCGACGACCTGGCCGAGCCGAGCGTTCCCTTGGCCTGGGAAGATCGCGAGGGCGGACACGCCCGGCCCCCAGGTCGCGTCCGCGAGGTCTTGAGCGGTCATCCCCGCGCGGAACGGGACGAGCTTCGACCGCCTTGAGTTCGGGCGGAAGGGGTCGTCGATCAGGGAGAGGGCGACGGGGCCCTCGGGAATCAGCGCGCGGATCATCGAGGCAGGCCCTCCAGGCGGTAGACGGCGAGAATCGGGCCGAGGATACGACGCCGCACGACGCAAAGCCCCACCGGCTTGACAGCCGTCAGGAGGCGCGCGCCCCGAGGCTCAATGACCCCGGAAACGTGGAGCGGCGAACTCTGCTCCTTCGAGAGGATGACGTCGAAGGGCTCAAGGTTCTCGGGCAAGGCGTCGCAAGGCCCGGAGATCAGGGTCCAGCCTGACGCCGCCGTGACCTCCTGGGCGTTCCCCAGGGCCGAGTCCTGGCCGAGAGCCCAGTCCTCGACCGTCCAGAGCCGACGAGACGGGAAGCGAGCCCCAGCGCCTTCCAGGAAGCGCAGGACCGCCCCCCCGCAATCGACGCCGCCTGGGTCGCGATCCGGGTCCCCAGGCTGGGCCCAGGGGATCTCCTGGGCGACGAGGTCGGCCGCGATGCTCCGGGCTCGGTCCCAGCGTTCGGCAAGATCGAGCGTCATGAGGTCGTCCGCGGAACGCCCCGGAAGCCGCCGAAGCGAGCGGGGTGAATCTCGGGGAATCCGTTCGCAGCCTCGAAGACGCCGCGTTCCTTGCACGCTGCGAGCGTTTGGGCGCATTGTCCGAGCTGCGCCTTGCCCGGGTCCCAGTCCTGGACGAGGAAGCCGCAGCGGTCGTCTCCGTAAACGTGGCGGCAGTCCTGGCGGACAATCCGGTCCTGCGGGAACTGGATCAGATTCAGGTTGTAAGTCGAGAGCCTCAATGTTGCCGCCTCGCGCGTGACGGTTGTTTGCGAGACGCGGAAGCGGACCTCGAGGGCGTGGTCCGGATTGTCCAGAAGGTTCTCGTTCACGATCAGCACGCGAGCCGGCGCCGGAGGTTTCGTTAGGTATTTCCAATCCTCGATCTTCTGCCCGATCGTTCTCCGCGGGTCGCCGATAGTGAGCGTGTATTCGGGGAGGTTGCCCTCGGAGTCCCACTCGAAACCGCTAGACGAAAGCTCGGCGGGCTTCCAACTCAGAGGAGCCCCGCTCGAGTCGGTTCGAAAGAAGACCTCAACGTTCGACTTCGCGAGGCGGATCTCCTTTCCAGGGCCGTCTCCATCGGGGACCGTCAGGCCGTAGAGCCAGACGAAGGGGCGGTCGTGGAGGACGCGATTGCCCTCGCGGAGGAACGCGGGGTCTAGGCCTTGAGTCATCCTCGAAGCTCCTCGATTGTGGCGTTGAGCGAATAGACCGGACCCGTCCGCTCGACGGGGAGTTGATCATCCACGAAGCGGAAGCATCCGGCGAACCCGTCCTCGAGAGGGGTCCAGGTGAAGGGGATCTCGTTTCGGTGAGCGTCCCAGAAATCGATCCAGTCCTGGGCGAGCGCCTCATCCATTGAGGCATGACGAACGCGGTAGGTTCGACGCGGCGCGATGCCCCCAAGGTGTCGGCCCGGCGTTCCGTTTTCGAAGCGAACGTCGTCTCGACGGACCGCGGCCTCGCGGCCTAGAAGGAACTCGTACTCGAGAGCAAGCGTCCCGGTCTGGCCGTCGCACTCGCTCGGCCAATTGAAGGCCGAGAGGTTGTCAGGATCGATCGAGTCCGGGTCGACCGCGTCCGTCTCGACGATCTGCTCGGTCGTGATCTCGAAGTTCGAGGTCGAGGGCTCCGAAGCCGTGAA